TTTAAATGATGAAGGTCAAACAGTGGCCGAGACTGAAACGCCGGAACCAGCAAGCCTTATGGAAGGCGTACAATCTTCTGAGCCAGAAAGTGAGGTCGCAGATGAGGCAATGCCGCACCGGGTCGAGGATGAGAAGCCGCCAAAAGAGGAACGACCAGCGTGGCTTGACGAGAAGTTTGCCAAGCCGGAAGACCTAGCCAAGTCCTATGACGAACTGCAAAAGAAATTCTCTCAAGGAAAGCACAAAGCGCCCGACGAATACTCGACCGATGTACTGACCGAGGCGGGCTATGAGTTGGATGACCCGGTAGTCGATACATATCTAGGCTGGGCCAAGAAGTATGGCGTTAACCAAGAGGCATTTGACGAGTTGGCCGGTGCCATCACGCAGATGTCCGGCGAGAATGTTGCGGCGGCTGAAGCTGACTACAAAGCAGAACATGAGGCACTTGGACCCAATGCCGATGAGATAATCAAAAGCAATGTGACTTGGGCTGACGGTCTGGTTCGCAAGGGCATTGTCTCAGAAGATGAACGCGCTGAGTTAAACAACTGGGGCGGTACGGCCATTGGCCAGCGGCTGATGCAGAAAGTTCGCACAATGACCGGCGATATGTCAAAGATACCGCTTGCCCCGGTCGCAGAAGAACAATTGTCTGAGGCAGATTTTACGGTCGAGATGCAAAGCCGCATGGCAGACCCACGCTATCAAAGTGACCCAGCGTATCGGCAAAAAGTTGAGAATGAGTTTAACCGCCGATACGGTTAGTTCTCCTCGCCAGGTTTCCTCCCAGCTTGGCAGACTAGGGGGGCAAGGTTTTCTCGTCCTTGCCTTGCTCCCCATTTTTTTGTACATACATCAAAAGTAATAGCTAGTATTTACACATTGTGCAAAATCGTGTAAGGCGGTTTTGACTGACAACCCTTTTTGGGCCGGTCCTCACACGTAGAGGCCGGGATGTTTCCCGATAACCAGACGCGAATTTTTGGTTTAATCAGGAGACAATCATGTCTACAGGACTTTCCCCAGCGTTTGTCCAGCTTTTTGACAGTGAAGTTAAGCAAGCCTATCAGGGCACTTCAATGTTGGCTGGTACAGTACGCACAAGAACAGGAGTTGAAGGTTCGACCGTCAACTTCCCGACCGTTGGAAAGGGTGCCGCAAGTCTACGCTCACCACAAACTGACGTAGTGCCCCTTAACACCGATTTTGCGACCGTAAGCTGTACATTGCAGGACTATATCGCTGCAGAGTACAGTGACATCTTTAACCAGCAAAAGGTGAACTTTGACGAGCGTTCCGAGTTAGCGCAAGTCGTAGGCTCTGCAATCGGACGCCGCCAAGACCAGCTTATTCTGGACGCAATCGCGGCAGCATCAGCGGGCACCACGGTGGCCAATACGGTTGTAACATCAGGCTCTGCCGCTGCATCTGACCTTAACGTTGGTAAGATTATTGCGGCTGCTAAAGCACTGAATGCAGCTAACGTTCCATCCACCGACCGCCACATGGTCATTCACGCAAACGGCCTTGCCGCATTGCTGGGTGACGAGCGGGCAGTTTCGTCTGATTTCAATTCACTGCAAGCATTGCAGCGTGGAGACATCAACACGTTTATGGGCTTCACCATGCACGTTCTTGGTGACAGAGATGAGGGTGGCTTGGCAATTGACGGCTCAAGTGACCGCACAAACTTTGCGTTCCATAAGTCTGCGATTGGCTGTGCAGTCGGAATGGCACCAACGACAAAGATTGACTACATCGCTGAGAAAACTTCGTTCTTGGTTGCTGCATGTCTGTCTATGGGTGCTGTCGCAATCGATGCGGCTGGCATCGTCGATGTCACAACCAGGGAGGCATAATCATGGCTTTTGACAGAGCGAACTGGTCACCGATTGGTGGCCAATCCAAACGGGGCAAAGCGCCTCAAATGTGGTCCTACAAAACAACCGATGCTAAAACGGTTGTTGATGGTGCGGGCTACTTCAATGACGTGTCTGGTGACGTGGTCGTGGGTGACCTCATTTACAGCTTCGCCTCAACCGGCGGCACCGCTACGGCCTCACACCACGTTGTCCTCAGCAACGCTTCTGGCGTGGTCGATGTAGGTGACGGCGTGACAATCGCGGTTACAGATAGCGACTAATAACGACTGCGGGGGCGGGCAATCCGCCCTCGTACCTATTGGAGTTGATACATGGCCCAGGGCGATACAAGCATTTCGATTTGCAATCAGGCGCTGTTACTTCTGGGCGATGAAAGTATCTCAAGTTTTGACGATGGCACCGCTGGCTCTCAGGCTTGCTCTATCGTGTATGACATGGTCAAGAACTCTACTCTCGGCATCTTCTCTTGGTCGTTTACGGTGGCCAAGGTCGAACTTGCCAGAAGCACCAACACCCCGGCTAGTGAGTGGACCTACGAATATATTCTACCTAGTGACATGCTTACCGGCGTACCTCGCGCCGTGCGTACCAGTTCGGCGGCTAATGCCCCACTGGTGCGGTCCTACGAAATAAACCAATCAACCGGCGGTCTGTCGGTCCTGATGACCAACGAGACCAGCATCTTCATAGATTACCAGAAGGCGGTCCCAGAGGCGCAGATGCCCCCGTACTTCGTGACACTGATGGTGTATCAGCTTGCCTGGCACTTGGCCGAGGTTATCACTGACCAGACCACCAAGTCACAATACTGGCGCTCCATTGCTCTTGGCTCACCGTCTGAGAACTTTCGCGGCGGCTGGCTACGTCAGGCGATGTCTATGGATAGCAGCGGCACACCGCCCAGCGTTATCTCCGACTACTTGCTGACTGACATCAGATGAGCCGCACCCAACAATATCAAGCGTCCTTCACAGTCGGTGAACTGGACCCGCTCTTGCGCGGTCGCATTGACTTGCAGCAATACTACTCAAGCGTGGACCTTGCGGACAATGTTGTCTTTGAACCTCAAGGTGGATTTAGCCGCCGCCCAGGCACCCGGTTCGTGCATGACCTTACGGCAGACAACCCCAGCAACTCGGTAATGTTGATACCGTTTGAGTTCAGCACCACCCAAAAATTTATGATTGTGGCCTCGGCGTTCAATACCAGTTCGACCATCCGCTTTCGTTTCTTTGCAGACCAGACGCAAATAGAGAACCTAAACAGCACAACTAATGAGTACATAGATTACTCGGTGGGCACCTTGTACGATGTGTCAGCCTTTGACCTACAAAAGCTATACTTTACGCAGTCAGCCGACACGCTGATTTGTACGCATGAGAACTTTGCGCCGTTTCGGATTACGAGGGGCGCTAACAACCAGACTTGGACGGTCGCGGCATTGACCCTGACCAAGCCGCTCTCCGCTTTTACCGTGTCCACCAGCAACCCTAGTGCCACCATCACGCCAGATGCCGTCACCGGGGTGGTGACAGTAACCGCTGGTTCTGGCATCTTTTCATCTGGCAACGTCAACCAATACATCAACGTGACGAATGATTTTGGCCGCGCCCGCATCTTTGAGTTTGTTAGCAGCACGGTTGTGCGCGTCATTACAGAAGTGCCCTTTGCTAAAGCCTCAACGGCCATTGCCAGTGGGTCATGGGAACTAGAAGCCGGTTATGAGGACTGTTGGTCTAACACTCGCGGTTGGCCTAGAACATGTACGTTCCACGAAGGTCGCTTGTATTTCGGCGGCAGTGCGTCAGAACCGGCCACGCTGTTTGGCTCCAAAGTATCCGACTTCTTTAACTTCAAAGCCTCAGAGGCGCTAGATGACGATGCCATAAAAGTTACCTTGGCCACCGATAGCGTCAACGCCATTACCGCCCTGCGCTCTGGCCGTGACTTGCAAATATTCACCACCGGGGCCGAGTTCTTTGTGCCCCAGGCCGACCTGACGCCAATCACGCCTAGCAATGTCACGGTTAAGTCAGCCACACGGCGCGGGTCCAAGTTGGGATTGCGCCCACAGGCGGCTGAAGGCGGTACGCTGTTTATGTCGAAAGAGGGCAAGGCATTACGTGAAATGTTGTTCTCTGATGTTGAACTTAGCTACGTGGCCAACAACATCAGCTTGCTTTGCAGTCACATGATACTGGACCCGCAACGCATGGCGCTTAGACCGGCTACAGACACCACTGAGGGCGATTTGCTGATGGTGGTCAACGGCTCAACGACAACGGGCTACAGAGCGGCAAGCACTGGGTTTGCGGGCAATATCGCGGCATTCATGCTAAACAGGCCACAACAGATTGTGGCGGCTAGTACGTTCTCAACAGACGGTGATTTCATCGATGTCGCGGTTGATGGTGACACCATCTATTGCATTGTCAAACGCACCATAGGCGGTGCCGCGAAGTATTACATTGAAACCTTTGACGATGACCGCACGACCGATTGCAGTTTGCAGTATTACGCCAACCCGGTCGCGCCTGACCAGGCACTGCCCAGCAACACAACGGCGGGGTCTCTAAGCCATCTTGAGGGCGAGGTGGTCAACGTAATCCGCGATGACATTGTTGACGCCAATGACACGGTCGCATCGGGCAATGCCACATTGGGCGGCGTTCCGGCAAGCTATGCCGAGGTGGGCCTTCCATTCACGCCTACGGTAACCACCCAGCCATTTGAGCCAAGGGCCGCATCTGGCTCTAGCCAATCAGCCCGGCGGAGGGTGGTTGAGGTTACACCAATACTGGACAGAGCGCAGAACCTAACGGTCCAAGGCAAAGAGGTGCAGCTTCAAACATTGCCCTTGAGTGGCACCGGGTCGGTTCCGACCTTTACCGGCGTCAAAAAGCAAATGGGGTTTCTTGGCTATAGCCGTGATGCCCAGATAACAATTAGCCAGAGCAAGCCGGTGTTCTTTACGGTCCTGGCATTAGATTACAAAGTGAGTGTTGGAGCATGAGTGGTTTAACAGTTCCACTTCTAATATTGACCGCTGTATCATCAGCGGCGGCGGGCGCGGCCAAGGTAAAAGCGGCCAAGTATCAACGCAACAGCTACTATTCGCAAGCGCGACAGGCTGAACTAAAAGGCCGTTCCGATGCACTAGCCTACAAGCGCGAAGGCATAGACATTCTTCGCAACGTGCAAAAGACAATGGCCACGGCCAATGTCCGAGCCGCCGCCGGTGGCCTTGCGCCGTTTGTCTCTGGCGAAAGTACGTCACTCATCAACATAGCAAGTATGCGGGGCGCGGCTGACGAGTTCTCTGTACAAACTGACAACGCCTCGCTGGCACAAAGCATGTCCCAGGCCCAAGCCGACAATCTTAGACAGGCCGGTGACGTTGGCGTTCAAATGGCGCGGAAAAATGCCAAGATAGGGTTTGTGCAAACAATGGCGCAAGCCGGTCTGATGACCGGGTTTACCGGCAATGCGGTGCCAATGAACAGTGGCTCTATGAACCAGATAAACCTGTCTGGTGGCCAGATTTTGGCGGGCGGCTAATGGCTGAACGTCCCACATATCAGCGGCGAGGCGCACAACTGCGAATGCCGACATTCCAAGATGCGGTGGGTCAGGTTGCGGCTAGAGGTGCGGCACAAACCGGGCAAGCCCTAGACCGTATGACCTCGTTCTTTTTGCAACAAACTGAGCAACAAGCGCAGATACGGGGCGAAGAATATGGGGCGCTTCACGCGCCTACGCGAGAGCAACTTAAAGATGCGATGGAGGGTAAAGATGACATTGACCTTCCCGGCGGTAATTTCACTGTGGCCGACCGAGCCGCCCGCAAAGCAGCCCTGGCAATTACCAGCGATAACCTACAGCATTTAGCGCAAGCTAGAATAACCGAGATTGTTTTAGATGCGTATGAAACGCAGAAAGACCCCACAGACTTAGCCACAGAAGTTGACGCCGTTATCGCTGGGTACGGTGATATTTTGGACAAGAACGCCCCGACACTGGCGCTTAACTTCCGCGCAAAAATGGGAATGTATGCCAACCGGGAATATGAAAGCTACGCCAAGAGCCAGATAAAAACTAGCACTTCCAGCAACAAAGCGAGCGTTACGCAAATACTTCTTAATGAACGAGCGGGCATTGCAAGTGGGGGCGTGATTCAATAATGGCTGAACAACGGGGACAAGACTTAAGGCAATATGTCAAGGATGTGGACAACAACGTCCTAGGGCTTGGCGACTACCCATACGGTTTAAAAGAACAATTAGGGGAAAAAGTTGCGGCTGGTCGCGTCGATTACATTTATTACTCCGACGATAAACGGGTCGATGGTACGCCAATTGTTAAGCCGTACACTCGCGGAGACGCCCGCCGAGCGGGCAAGTTAAAGCCAGCTTCACAGTATGACATTGATGAAACTGTGCCGCCGACACTAGGCGAAAAATACCAGATTATGAAAAACGACCAGCTTAACCGTGCTGTTCGCGCTGGGTACACTGCTAGTGAATTAAGACAGTTGGCCGACAACTTTGATGAAAGTGTCGTGCAAGGCAGCATCAATGCAATTGGCCAACATGTTGCCACGGCGAAAGACCCACACCGCGCCTATCTGGACGTTCTAGAACACCCTAAAATTGCCGCCGGAATAATAAAACCAAAGGTTAATACGGGACTGCCCCCGCATCTTCAAGAGGCATTTGACCTGTTGGTCAATATGGATGACCGGCAGAAGGTAATAGACAACGCGCTGAAAGCCTGGACCGATGCCCAAAGGCTAGTAGAGCTAGAGGACAAAGCAAAAGTTAATAAAAACAAGGCAGACATAAGGGCGGGCGAAAAAGCGTTCAATGTGCTTCTAAGCCAATACGGTTCTGAAGACCTGCAAGACGCAGACTTTTTAGAGCAAGCCCAAGCAATTATTGATGACATGGGTGCGCTTGGTTATGACGCCGCCAAGCTGGAAAAAATGGAAAGCCTGATTGTCACCGGGACTGTGTTTACTGAGGAAGACACAACAGGGACCAGCATTGTATACGCACCTAAGTCAGTCAGTGACATTAAGGTTATGATTGAACGCCGCATTTTGCTAGAAGACCCCAGCCTTGGACTAGGTGAATTAGCAGACTTGCTGGCTGACAAGCAGCTATCGTATGAGGACTACCTAGACCTATCTAAGCAAGTGGTCGGGGTGATGGACGAGAACGTTAAGGACGCTCTGGCCAGTGTCCGGCCCGCACTGCCGGAAGGTTTGCAACTGTTTAGCACACAACAGAATGCACAGTTAAACCGCTACACCGCGCTCAAGAAAGACCTGTTGAAAGAACAAAGGTTAGCTGTCTTACAAGAGACAGAGTTTAACCCGTTTGAGTGGGTCGAGGATAACAAAGAGAACTACTTTAACACAGAGCAAACAAGTGCCGAAGACCAACTAATTTTGGATTTACAGCCGTATACTTTCAACAGCGAGGTTCTAGGCTCAGTCGCGCTTGATGCAGCCATTGAGGCGTCTACCGATGAATTTGGCGCAAGTGCTGATGCAACAAAGGCGCTTGTTGAACTTAAAGACCGCGCCCGCGCTTACATCACAAGCGGCAAAACCATTCAAAATTGGAACAGCCCATGAGTGACGCATTCGGTGATTTATTCCACAACAACTACGCAGTGGACGGTGAAAAGTTTATAGCAAAAAAGCCGGGCGCTGAATACCCTATGATGTATTCCGGCAAGCCGCCATTAACGTGGGGCCAGTACGAGCCGGGTGTAGTGGCAGACACGGCGGAAGCAGTGGCAGAGGATAAGCGGAAGCACGACTTCTATGGTTCACCAGCGGACCGGGCCTTTATTCAACAGATGCAAGAACAGCCGGAAGGTTCGCAAATAACTGACCAGGCTTGGATTGGTGCGTCTAAAAACCTTTACCATTACATGAACCCTACAAGCCAAGCGCAAACAGAAGAACTGGCCAAATACAACCTGACGCCAATCTCCTCGGAATCTTTTACTGATGAAGACTACGCCAATTGGGGCGTCAATTTCATGAGCAAGTTTAACTACAATATTACGGCCATGCTGTTTGACGTTAACAAACTAAGCGGTGCCCCGTCAGAAGTAGCGGCCAGCATGTATTATCTCATGGAGACCGCCGACCGGGACGGCTTGCTGCTAGAAAACTTCAAGCGCGGGTTCAGCAACTTTATGACAGACCCTACCACCTACGTTGGTCTTAGCACTCTTGGGATTGGCATGGTTGGCACTCAGTCTGGCAAGCAGCTATCTAAGATGGCGTTTAAGGATGTGCTTAAAAACATTGTGATGAACCGTGGCGGTTCAGCGGCGGCGGTGGCTGGTGTTGAGGGCGCTGCATTTAGTGCGGTTGGTGATGCGGCAACGCAAAGCGTGGCAATGAACGCTGGGCAACAAGAAGAGTTTTCCGGTGGGCAGAACGCGCTGTCTATGGCCGCTGGCGCAGTTCTAGGCAATCGTTTGGCGGCGGGCCTTCCGGCGATTGGTGAGACCGTGATGCGGGCAGCACAGGCAATACCTGATGTTGTCAGCGCCGTTGGTGATGAACTTACGTCAGGCGCAATGTACAGCAACCCGGTCGGTGTGGTGGCTGACGCTGTCGGCAATGTGGTGACCAATGCAAGCGAAACGGTTGCAGTGCGGTCGGAGGGTGGCTTGCCAATCGCTCAAGAAAAAGGCGATAATAATCTACGGCTGCATTTGATGCGCTTAGAAAAAATGAACGATAGTGGCGCTGTTTACCCTGGCGGGCCGAAAAACCCGCGCACAGTAATACAAGCGCCAAAAGGTACAGACCTTCCAGATATCGTTGTCGGTAATATTACTCCAGACGATTGGCAGACGCGCATCGAAAAGAGCATGTCTACAGAAGAAATACAAAAAGCTGCAAACTGGTACAAAGTAGTATTTGGCGAGTTCCAGAAACAAGCTGATGGAGACCCAAAGGAAATTGCAAGGTTGACTGATGCATGGTTTTCTGGGCAACAAAATTCATCACCAGGTCAAACACTCAACGATGTTTTGTTTGTTTTTGAGCAAATTAAACGTGGTGTGCCCAAAGAGAAATTGAGGGGCAAAGGCTTGCCGTCAGCGAACCGCATTGTCATTGACATCTTAACAAGTTCAAAAATTGAGGGTGGTGCTGGTCAAAAAATTGCGGACTTTCTTGACAGCGGTTATGAGAAAAATGTCAGGGCAATTATGGGGAACAAACCAGAAGGCGGTTCTCCCTTTGTCGTGGACATCCACACTGCCCGTGATACCGGCTTGGTTGATGAGACATATAAAAACCACCTTACCCGTCTAGGTTATGACGTTCCTGACGGTCTCATTGCAGACGTAGGCGGTGGAGGCATCAATGGCCCACAGTATGAAAACAGAGCATTATTTGGTCAGCAATTGACACAACATTTAAACAACCAGAAATGGATGGGTCGCTCAGATTGGGAAGCTGCTGAAGTCCAAGCTATTGGTTGGATGCAACTGTCTAGCATGTACGGCGCGTCAAACACTGGGGGAGATGTCGTTGACGCCTTTACTCGAAATACAAGGCGCATTTCAATGGAGATTGACCCCGGCGCTGGGTCACCCTTAGCGGAAAAATATGGTGCTGATTTTGGCGCACTCGACTTAGACGCACAGCGGTCTATCAATAATGAGGTCACAGCTAAGGCCATTGAACTTGTAAACAAGCAAACAGGCATCACGCTTGGCTCAAATGTTCACGGCACTGGCGGTTGGGAATTGTATCAAAACCCATCCACCGTGCAACAGGCCATTGCATCTAAGGATACTGCGATTGAGGCTGCGGCCAGGTTAGGATATTTAATGCAGCAAACTGAGGTCTGGGTAAATGCGCCCAAAACAATGACCAAAAACCCAAAACATTTTTCCATTGATATTGTAGAAACAACCGGGGAAAGCCTACGTGAGGGTAAGGCTCTGACTAATTTGTTTGATGCAATAATTGCTGAAGAGCCTAACGAACTGTTTAGAGGTTACCAGCCGATAGAAATTGATGGAAAACCGGGCATTAGAATTTTGATTACAGATGATGCCGTTAAAGCAAGCCCGCTTACAAAGGCAAAAGCAATGGCCTACATCCAAGAATTTGCAAATGGCAAACTTGGTGAAATAACTGACCGGTTGAACTTTGACGCAGAAATTGATATTATGGAAGCTGACTTAACTAGACTGCGTAATAATTGGGAAGAGGATAAGCAAGGTGGCGGTTACAAAAGTTACTTTAGTGGACAGCCCAGAAAAGATGCGTCCGCAGAAAACTCCATCGATGGAGTACTCAATACTGATGGGGCAGAACTTGAAAGGCTCTTCAGCCAACGCATCCGAGAAGCCCAAGGCCAAAGAGGCGGCACCAGCCAAGTAGACTCATCAGCCTCTTCAAATAATGGAGGTGGCGAATGAGCGTTGTTTATGACGAAGGTCTAGGCCCAGAGCCACAACAACCAATGGTGGCCCCCGCTGTTGTTGAGGAAATGACGCCTCCGGTTGAGCCGGAGCAAGAGGGCGTTGAGGTTGCTGGCCCCGGCCGGCTTGCTGGCGCTGCTAGTCGTTTTATTCAGCGCAACACACCGGGCATTGGCGAGAGCGCAAACGTAGTCACCCGCCCTGGCAATGATGACGTATCAGACGCCGCTGCCGGTCGAGCCGCGCAAACCCTACAGTCTACCGGGACAATGCCACTGGCGGTCGTTGACAAGGGCGATATCATTACGCGACCGGCTACCGCTGAAGAGATGGCCGAGTTAACCAAGTACCGTGACGAAGGCGTTGACCTCCCCGGCATTGATGTCATCCTGCCCAACCTGTCAAAGATTGGCCTTGGCCAAGTCGGTCCAAGTGCTGACGGCACACCACTGAATAGAAACCTGGCAGACAGCGACCTTTCACCAGAAGAACTGGACTTGCGCCGTCTTATCACGGCTACCTTTGATGCCTACAAGGACACGGTTGCGTCCAGCGGGCAGCGCATTCTAAGAAAAGGTGAGCGAGGTTTTGCGGACATCATAGCGGATGCTGACCAGATTGGTTCTGTTGATATCTTCCTAGACCTAATGAACCGCAAGCCTGGCGACCGGCCATTTACAGACAGCGAATTACTTGCGGCACGGCGTACAACCGCTGCCCTGCAAATGGAGACATTGCGTCTAATCCGAAAAGCTAAAGAAACTGGTGACCGAATTGACAAGGCCCGCGCAGCCCAAGCATTTGCCCTAGAGGGTTATGCCAGTATTCAGTTGGTTGGAGTGCAAGAAGACATTGGACGTATACAGGTGTCCAATAAAATTATTAGTTCGCCAAGCAGAGAGCGTACTGATGCCATGCGGACGGTGTTAGAAAACCGAGGCGTAAACCCTGGAACCACGGCGCTAATTGATGCCACCAATGTTGACCAGTTCTTAGAGGCCAATGGCGGCGAGGCTGCAATTGACTTTATGCTCCAAGTTTATGAGGACTTGCCGACCGACATGTCTCGGCACGAGTTTGCACGGCGCGGTATATTCCGGCGCGGTGCGGACATGCTGATAGAAATTTACCAATCGGCATTGCTGTCCAATCCTCTTACGCACACGTACAATGCGGCAAGTACAATGGTGATGCTTGAGACATTAATGGTTGAGCGCATGTTAGAGGGTCGGCCTAAAGAGGCATTCGCCATGCTAACCGCTCAAGCCAAGTACCTTCCCCAGGCATTTCGCGCTGGGTGGTCAGCATTGAAAAATGAAGGCGTAGTGTCTGGCACCCAGACTAAAATGGACGTTAACATGCGGGCTATCTCTCGGCAGGGCGCTGGCTTGAGAAATGCGGCTGAAGGCGGCGGGACGCTTGCCAACGATGGCTTGTCTATAAAAGGCTTCGAAAGCACGGCAGCTAGTTTCTTTGATGGCTTTGGCGTTATGATGCGGCTTGCCGGGTTCCGGCCAATGCTGGCAATGGACGAGACATTTAAGGCGATGGCGCGTGGCATGCAAGTTGAGGCGCTTGCTGTGCGGGCGCAAACTGAACGCTACCGAGCCGGGATTGATGCGGGTGAAACTCCAGAAGTAGCACATAATGAAGCCGCCGCCGCACATCTTCGCACCCTGCATTCTCGCAGCGCTTTTGACGAGGGCGAGAACTTTGCTCAGATGGCCACGTTCCAAGATGACCTTAGTGGTGTTATGGCTCAAGCACAGGGATTGTTCTCTCATCCTATTATTAAGATTTGGGTGCCATTCTATAAAACGCCTACGCAAGTTATGCGCCGAATTATGGAGCGCACTCCGATGGGCCTCGCTATGCCTAGCGTCATGCGGGACAAATTAATAAACGGCACCAACGCCGACCGCCGGGAAGCCTTGGCGCGTATATCAACCGGGTCCGCTATCTTCGGCACCTTAATGTATACCGGCACAGGTGGCGTTAGTGATGACTTCACCATGACCGGGTATGGGCCAACCGATGCCAAACAACGCCGGACTTGGCTGCAAAACCACGAACCTTATTCAGTCGGTATACGCAAGAAAGACGGTTCCTGGGATTGGATAAGCTACGCCCGGTATGACCCGTTCTCAGGCATCTTGGCTGCATCAATGGATACCGCCGAGGTGTTGCAGTATTCTGATGACACAGACACCGCCGACAATCTGATGCTGAACGGTGCAATTGCAGTCACCCGGTATGTAGGCACCGCTCTTCCAATGTTGCAATTCGTTGGCGAACTGGTGGACGTTGCCGGGTCACCGTATGAAGAGCATAATAGCAAGGTGGCGCGGATCCGGCAGCTTATGACTAAGCAAGTAACATCAGCGGCTCTCATCACTTCTCAGCAAGTCGCGACAGCCGGTCTAGGCTCCCAGGGCATGTTGGCCACCTTTGAGCGTTACATTGACCCTACAGCGCGTGACAGCCGCCCAGAGAACCAATACGACCGAGTGCCGGGGTTTGGCCTACAGCCAGAGATACGGGGCATGTACGAGGCTATGCAATACGTGCGGTCTAGAACCCCAGGTCTATCGCAAGACTTGCCGCCAAAGCGGAACCGTTGGTTTGAGATACAGATGCAGGGTCCACAAGATGGTGGAGCCTGGCGCATGGTCACGCCAATGCGGGTCTTAAACAAGCCCGGCGCTAACACAATCAACGCAGAACTGAACCGGCTCAAGCTGGGGTTTAAGAACTTGCCCAACTCAATGGGCGAAAGCATGTTGCGCCTTAACGGTGAGCAATACGAGCGGTATATTGAACTGTACAACTACCCGGCTAATTCAAAATACGCCAACGAACTATTCGGCCCTGACAAAAACGTATGGCCACCAAACGTCTTGGGAGCAATGCTGGAGTTCATCAGCCCTCGCGGAGAACAGCATGACGTTTATAAAGACCTAGTGCCGGGCAAGCAGATAGAGATACTGAACGGCGTCAATGGCACATACATGGGTACCGCCAAGCAGCTTATGCTTTTAGAATTCGATGACCTACGCGCCCAAGTGGACAAGGT